GATCCAGATGGTTCGATTTGGGAAAGAAAAGAACAAGATCACTCTCTTGGTAATCTACCTGCCTATAACGAGTATCAAGCCTCAATAGGTAAGTCTATTTTCCATCGTCCATACCAGGCAGAGATGTTAAGATGCACCTCTCGCCGCAAGATCTTTAGGATCGGAAGACAGTCAGGCAAGACAGAGTGCTTATGTATCGCGATGTTACATCGGATGTATACACACGAGAACTTTAACATCATCGTAATCGCGCCCTATCAATCCCAAATCGATCTTATCTTCAGTAGATTAGATATTCTTATCAGATCTAATCCAATGCTCTATAACTCAAGAGACAGGTATGTTAAGGCTCCAAACTATACAATGCAACTTAAGAATGGGTCAGCTGTTAGAGGATTTACGGCAGGCACTCGTTCTGGCCAAGATGCTGGTGCTGCTAGAGGTCAGTCAGCTCAGATGCTAGTCTTTGACGAGGCGGACATGTTGTCCTCTGCAGACATTGATGCTTCTATCGCCATTATTACCAACTTCCCTGATGCAACAGTGTGGATGTCGTCCACACCTACAGGTCGAAGAGAGAAGTTCTACAAGATTTGCCACTTCAAGAACTATAGAGAGTTCCACTATTCTTCGTATGTTAACCCCAACTGGAATGCTGTCCTTGAGGCAGATTACAGAAATGCGCTAACCGAAGATGGGTATAAGCATGAGATTGAGGCTGAGTTCGGTGAGTTGGAAGAGGGCGTCTATCAGACGAAGTATGTAGAGATAGCACAGGCAGATTATGAGTATGCCAGTTGCAAACCTGAACCTAACTGGACCTACGCAATGGGTGTAGACTGGAATGATGCGCGTATTGGTATCTGCTTGGCTGTTGTCGGACTCAATGCTAGAGAGGGCACCTTCTATATTGTAGAACAGAAGGTTATCACTAGAGCATCATATACACAGCTTACAGGTATTGAAGCTGTCATTAATGCTAACCGTGCATGGAATCCATTTTCTATCTATGTTGATAGGGGATACGGCGCGACTCAAACAGAGGTTTTGAACATGTTTGGGCATAGCGCAAGAGGCGAGCATGGAAGCAATCAGGCAGACGGCCGCCTACCCACTATTCTAAAGGCCTATGATTTTGGTAGTTCTATCGAGACATATGATCCTTTTACAAAAGAACCTATGAAGAAATCGGCCAAGCCCTTCTTGGTTGAAAATTCAGTTAGACGATTTGAGCAATGCAGAATGAAGTATCCGCGTTCTGATGAAAAGTATACAGCAGCACTACAAGGGTATATTATTAAGCGTGTATCAACCTCAGGTCTTCCTGTTTATGAACAGCAGAATGAAGCAGCTGGTGATCACATGCTAGATGCGGTAAACTTAGCTCTAGTAGCATTTACTCTAGAAAAGACAGATCTTGGTAAACCTAAGTTTGACACAGGTATTGCCATTACTGGTAATCTGGGGCTTAATGAAGCAACAGAGGCCAATCGACCATTTCGCCCACAGTCTGATTTTGACGATCCAGAGAAGCATAAGCCAATGAGGGGCCGCGCGGATTTTACTAAACCAATAGAGAACCTACCTAGCGCAGGTCTCCCAGGAGCAAATACTGGACAAGGGGCCCAGTTAGGTCTCTGGAGTTTTCCAGGGTGGAGTAGAGATGATCCCCGTCCTCCGAGTAAGACGATCCATCAGATGATTCAACAGGCCCAACGCCGTGAGGCTGGGGGTAGACCAGCTAGGCCGACAAGGAAGAAGTTCTAATGGGAATAGCAATATACAGTGAACCAAAGCCAACTGCCGCGCTATCTAGTGACGATACCTTCTATCGTCCTTTTACAGTAAGTTTCAATGGGGAGCTTGGGGGTAATATTGTTCGGCGGCTCTATGTAAGAAATGATGATCCTACAAGATATTATGAGGATATTCAAATAGTGGCCGTTGATAGTGAGAGTCCATCCAGGGTCACTAATGCTAAATCTGGATGGAACTGGAAGATGGTAGAAAAGGATATCGCACCTGTTGAAGAAGAGTGGCCCGATGTAGCTGCAGGGAACACGTTGATCCTCAGCTCTGATTTGGGTAGCACTTCAATGGGAGATAGTGCTACTTATTTGTCTTTCTGGGTTAGGGTGGAAATCCCCCCGAACCAGCTGGTGGACAATATTAAGGATATCGTATTGCGCCTAACAGCAACTGAAATCTTGGTGGGCACCTAATGGGACGCAAGAAAGAAACAGATATAGCTCTACCTGGAGATGTGGGGAATGACTTCCAAGAGGAAGACTACATTCTAACCTATAAGCCTAAGATTGAATGGGTTCAGCCGCCGGATGAGTTCTTAGACGATGATAGGGTAATCGCGGAAGATACTACTCTTAATGATGCTCGCAACAGAGTGACCGCTCTCGTTAACGGATACAAGCGAGTTCAGGAGCTAACTGCTCTTGTGTCTCAAAGAGTAGACCAAAGAGTGAAGTCTTCTGGTGGATTAGATATAGTACTTGACTCCTCTGTAGACGCCTCGGCAATCGCAGCAATAAAGCGCAAGTTTCCGAGCAAGTCCTCGGATAAAATCACTTATGACATGTATAAAGAGGCTCTAAAGTGTATGGCAAAGCAGGCGCCGACTCCTCCACAGATTACCAGTGCTGATATAAAGGCAGCTAAGGCAGACCCATATACAACAAATCTGGGTGGTCTTGGTTCTCTGCCAGGTAGTTTACGAGCTGAGATTAACAATCCAGCAGCTATGAAGCCTGTTGATTTGAAAAAGTTTCAGGAGAACGCAGTTTTGGCTCTATTCAAGAAGATGGAGGGGCTAGTTACTGCAGCGGCTAAGGGTGAGGTTGCTACTCACGAGAAAACAAAGCCTCACTCATAGGAGTAGTTATGGCCGAAGTCATTGATCTTAGGACAGCAACTATAGATATCTCAAAGGTTGATCCTGAAAAGATTAATCTTGGCACAGATATGCAAGATTGCGCTATTATTGCTAGAACTTACGAGCGCGCCGCCCATGCTACCCCCACCGAAGCCGCTGTTTTCGCAACTCTTAATAGGCAACTGGAAAACAATCTATCTTTTAGTAAGGCTGCTGAGATAGCAATGAGTGGCTATTTGCGATCTCCAGAGGATTCTGCGAAAGCTTTCACTACTCAGGCTACGACTCTTTCTGCTGAGGCTGGTATTTCTCCAGGAGCAAGTAGTGGAGGAGCCTCTAGTCAGTTAGATACTTTCTTGCAAGGGCTAAAGCTTGGTTCCACAGATACATCTACCCTTGGAAGCACCTTTGGCAACACAATGATGGATGCAATCAAGAACTGTATTCCATGTGGTCTACGTCTTGAGGCCTTTCTAGAGTTAAATCCCTCTGCCGATCTACTAAGTGCTCTAGAGATGGACCTAAAAAACAAGCTTGATAGCTTGATGAGTGTCATAGATCTACTGAAGAACATTTCTTCCTACCAGAACATTTGCGATCTTATAGACATGTTGAGTTTTATGTGTCCAGCAGACCTGCAAAAGCTTATTGTAGCACTCATGGCACTCTTTTTATTGGATGTTCCAGAGCTAGATGGACTTATCGACATACTGGCTCAGTTGATTGCACCAATATTTGCACCTATATTTGTTGCAATCACATCTCTTCTGGATCAGTTTATTTCTCTAGTTACCAATCCTCTTGAATGTGTAGTAGATGCATTCGAACAGCAGATATCGGCATTAAACTTTGAGATTTCAGTAGATGGCTCAAAGATTAAAGTGCAGACAGGTGGCAAAGATGCTGTAGAAGATATTAAAGAAGAGCTGAAAGAGATGCGGAAAGAGATGAACGACTTCAGTTCTGGGGTAAAGGATAGCCTTAGTCAGCTTACTGAGTTAATCCAAGAGGCTATTTCTACTTTAAAGGCTCGTCTGGATTTCTATATTGCTGAAATTAAAGCAATGATGGCCGAGTTTGGCTTGGGTGACGGAAGCTATCTCAGGCTCTCTCTCCGTAAGTTAAACATCGTTCGCTTCATCTCTTTCATCGTGGCGATTGTTACAGCCCTGGCCACAGGGGACGCTGTATGCTCAGAGAATAAAACTCCAACTAACTCACAGATCGACTCTTTCTTTAATAATTTCCTTAATCCCAACTCTGCATTCAATATGTGGGTGGGAGATGATGGTGAGATCCACGTCGATGAGAAGACACTGGGCACAGATACCGCAATCTTGTCAAACAGTGGAAATGTGTTTCAATTTGAAGGGGATGACTTGTTAGACTCGTCTGTTTTACAGACTACGGAAAATATCAGAAAGGCGCTCGCAGAGCCTATCCAGATTGTAACTCCTTGCAGATTTAACACTTCAGCAAGTGAGGCAGATAAGGTTGTTCAGTGGATAGCAGAGCTTAACCAATCATAATGAGACTTTTTGGCTTTGAAATACGCAGGGCTCGTAATGTGGCCCAAGATAAAGTGCTTATCAATGCAGTAGAGCCTAGTCGCCCTGTATCTGAAATCCCTCCCATTAAGCCCACTGTCCTTAAATACGCACAGTCCTATGCTGGTGGTAGAGGAACCTTCTCCGCTCCAGAGTATGACCTAATAGAGATTGGTGTTATTGAGGATACAGATAGTTTTGTAAGCCAGGCCTTTAAGAAGAAGATGGGCCTGATGTTTAAGGAGGGTGTTGGATATTCTGGACCCAACAAAGAAACCCTAGAGTATATAAAAGTCCGCATGGCACAGATTGCTCGTGCTACAGGAACTCCGTCACTCGCTCTATTGAAGAGCGTAGCCCATAGTCTTATTAGAACCTCAAATGCGTTTTTAATCAAGGTCCGCGATCCAAAAGCTTCTGGTGGTCGTGTAAGAACAGATGCTAATGGTAAGCAGTACAAGCCTATTGCTGGCTATTTTACTGCTGCTCCAGAAACGATGTTTCCTGATCTGGATAAGGATAGTGGCAAGATAAGATCTTGGAGACAACAGCTACCCGATGGTCGCTACAAAGATTTCGCTACAGATAATGTTCTGCACTTCACCCTATACAAGAGAGAGGGTTTCCTATTTGGTATCCCTACGCTCGTTCCAGTCATCGATGATATTCGCGCTCTTCGACAGATTGAAGAGAATATCGAGATGCTGTTATACCAGCATCTCTTTCCCCTCTTCCAATATAAGGTAGGAACAGAAACTCATCCTGCTGGAATGACAGAGCGTGGAACACGAGAGGTTGATGAGGTTAAGCAACAGCTTCGTATCATGCCTCTTGAGGGTGGTATCGTTACTCCAGAGCGACATGAGATTACTGCTGTTGGAGCAGAGGGCCGAGCTATCCGTGCTGAGGGTTATTTAGATCACTTCAAGAAGCGTGTGTTTGCTGGTCTGGGTGTTTCTCAGGTAGACATGGGTGATGGTGACACAACCAACCGGGCGACCGCACAGACGATGTCGCGCGCTCTTGTTGATACTGTAAAGGAAATACAGGATTGCTTAGAGGTCCAGTGGGACCAGCTTGTTGTTGCTGAACTGTTGCTAGAATCAACCTTTGGCAAGTCTGTCCTAGAAGAGAAGAACCTTGTTCATCTTAAGTTTAAAGAAATAGATATTCAAAACAAGATGGAGCTTGAGAAGCATGCCGCAGAGATGTTTGAGGCTAATGCTATTACATGGGATGAGCTAAGGGCAGAGTTTGGTAAGGACCCAATCCAGGTTCCTGAAGATCCACACGATCAAGACCCAACCAAATATCCAGAGTGGCATAATACCTATTGGAAGTTGTTTGATGAGCCAAGCAAACTGATCCAGGCAGTAGATGAGCCATATAGCCTCGCTGCCCAGCAGGCGGCAGAGAGTAGATCTACGGCCCTCACTGGAGAGCAGGTTTCTAAGGCGCAGTCTGAGAAGGATAAGTCAACTGCTGTAGAGGCAGAAGAAGATCGCAAGACTAAGATTGCTGTAATGAAGGCTCGTCCGGCACCCAAGGTGGCAAAGAAAGATCACTATCTTGCTTCTGCATTTAGTCAGTTTGAGCAAGAAACAACTGAGCGTGTGTTGCGTGGATTCGAAGAGAGGCAAGTCTTCACTACCGATCTGCTTCTCTCTCATGCACGGACTTGGGCCGCCCATACCTCTAACAAACTAATCTCCCAAGCATCCGCTGAGTTAATTAAGGGATTTAATGATCAGACTGGAGTAAGAGCAGGGGAAGCTATTGAAATACTTTCAAATGCTCGCAAGGTAGTTGCTGATCGAATCAGCCGGGTTGTCGAAAGATTGGCAACCCAAACTATTCAACTAATTAGACGCCGCATTGACGCTGGAGCTGCAGGTGTTAAACTCCAGGAAGTGCAACGGTTTCTGACCGCTGAAACTCACATAGCCTTTGACGCAACAAAATACCGCGCTGATTTTATTTATGACGTAGAGATTCGCAAAGCATACAACTTCGGTCGCATTATAGGATTACGGTTTACAGAAGAGACGACAGTTGTTATTGAAGCCGAAAGAGATGCTTGTGATAGATGCAAGGCAGCCGCAAGTAGAATAATGGATGTGGCTTATTTAGATATAGGTAGTGTTGTTCCACTTCATCCAGGTTGCAAATGCACAATGAAGGTCATAAAGACTAAAAAATAGGAGCATAATACAAATGGCTAACTTTGTTCGATTCTTTGATAATATTGCGTTTACCCCACAGGTCTCTGATGAGGTCAAGGACTTCTTTCAGGCTCAGCCTACTACTGGTCCAGGTCTGAGAGTAACTATTGCTGCGACTCACTCTGGTAGGGTAACTCGTAATAACAGTTTTTATCTTCCAGATCGAATGAGAGCAAGTACTGCCTCTTGGACTGAGCAATACCCAAAACCTATCCTGGTCCATCACGACGATCATGAAGACGCTATTGGCAGAGTTTGTGACTCCCGATATGTAGATATATCAAATGGATTTCGTGATTCCTATAATGGGAAGGTGGCGGATGAGGTAAAGGTTATCAGCGATAGTCTGCTAGATGCCTTCGTTGATGGTAAGTTAACTCGTAAGGAGTCTATTAATGTAGCATGTGATCACTTTATTAATGACGCCCTCGCGGATGATCCTAACTATCCAGGACTTGGATATATTGAGATTGTTGTAGACATCACAGACCCCGATGCTATCCAGAAGATTCTTGATGGGCGCTATATGACAGGATCTGTTGGTGCTTCAACTGATAGTGCTGTTTGCTCTCTTTGTAAGCAGGATTGGGCAGGAGAAGAGGGGCCATGTGAGCATCGCCCTGGTAGATCGTATGATGAGTTCGATGGCAAGAAGTGTGTGCTAATCGCCGGCCAGTTTGTTTATGACGAATATTCATTTGTTAATAAGCCCGCAGACACACTATCTCGAGTAATAGGAATCAATCGCGATGGAGTTATGGATTATGTTGAGCTGGATGCTGACGAAAGTAAGCCACGCGAAGCAATTTTGATTTGCGATAGTTTTTCCGAGGAGGAGAAGTCAATGTTGGTAATCACATTAGAGGACGCAGTTTCTCTGCTTCAAAAGAGAAATGATAAGCTAGAAGATCCTGAGGCCAAGATTATGGCTCAGAAGGTTCTCGATCATGTCCAGGCACAAAATATTCTCTTGGACAAGGAAGCAGATGGAGAGAATGTATTCTTCTCTACTGCTGATGAACTATTCAAGGAGACTCCTCCAGTAGTCGAATCTGATCTTGTAAAAGACTTCTTTGGCGACTCCTATGCTGAAATAGTTGGCGAGGACGAGGTAGAGGGAAGGCAATATGCTGAATACCTATTTGGTGTAGTTGAAGATGCCACCACTGATGAAGAGCGCGCCATTCTTTCTGAAATGGTACTAGATGCCAAGCTTTCATCCGAGAAGCGTAAGGCTCTTTCTGGTTCTACATTCTGTGGCCCTGATAGAAGCTTCCCGGTTCCAGACTGTGCTCACTACACCGCTGCTAAGCGCCTTATAGGACGATATAAGGGCGAGGGCGATAAGAGTCGCATCCTTGCTTGTGTAGAGCGCAAGGGCAAGAGACTTGGCTGTGGGAGCGAATCTAAGAATGATGAAGTTGACCCTGGTCAGTTTAACCTGGATTATTTTGATGCCTATGTGGATGACGAGCTGGTTCAGATGTTAGCTGGTCTTCGCAGTGCTATGACTGAGCGGGGAACAGATGTTAAGGAAGAGGTAGTAACTGACGCTGAGACTGAGGCTAAACTCGCCGATGCTCAAAAGCAGATTGCTGATCTTCAGTCTGACATCGAAAATCTGAACGATTCGCTTGCTTCTTCTGTAGAGGACCTGAAGAATCAGAAGCTTGCAAGAATTATGGATTATCGCAAGTTATCTGGTGAGACAGTAGAAGCCGCCGTATTCACTGATGAATTTAGTGCTAAGACACTAGATGAATGCGAAGTAATCTTGAAAGATTACACCGACAAGGTTGACTGTCTTGAAATTAGTGCGAAAATCAAATCTGGTCTGGTGGGAAGTGTAGATGCGGTTATTGATGACCCAACACTAGTTATCAATAACACCGGTGGGCCAACTGGTGAAACAAAGAAATACGACATCAATATGGTTAGAAATGTTCGAGACAAGTATATTGAAGAAAGATTTCGTTCAGTGGATCGAGCAGAACAGTTTCTAGCACACGCAAAGAACCAAGGTTGGATTCCACGAGACAACCCTTTTAATGCAATTCAGGATGATAAGTCCTAACAGGAGGAACCTAGATGACTTTTAATTCAGCAGGTCAGTACTCTGGCAATCACAAGCCATGGGATCATGTCGGAAACGCAATTCCGGATATAGAGCATTGTGAAGGCGAGCGGCCCTCTTTCGAGTTCCAGCCCGCTAAGTGGCTTCCCGTTCAATTCTGGGACAAGCATTTCGAGAACTGGATCGTAGTAATGCCAGGCAAGATTGTTGCCCTAGACCAAGACGGATTTGTAATGCCAGGTCAGTATGCCGATGGTGTTGCTGCTTCAACAACTGTTGCCTATACGGCTAACGATGTTGCTGCTGGCACTATTGATATTACAACTGGTGAGGCTGTTACTACTGCAGTAACTCGCACCCTGTCAGGTATCGATGGTTCAAGTCTGCACTTTATGGGACGCCAGGGTATTGCCTGGGAGCCTGCCGATTACGCTATTGGTGTAGCTCCTTTTGCTTATCTACAGCATCCAGGTGGAGACGGGCATAACCCCGCAGACTTCACATTCCATAACTACAATATGCAGCATCAGGTAACAGTCCTTTGTGACTACGTCCTCAAGCTTCCGCTTGTTCCTGGACAGTCTGCAACTGAGGCACTGGGTTTGACCTGGGCAGCTTCTGCTATTACTCTCGGAACTGATGATGGTTGGCGCACTCGGACCTACATTCAGGCTACTGCACGATATGATTCAAGCACTGGTTTCTATCCGTGTCTTGATACTTATCCTGTAGCTGCTAATCCTCTAGAGTATTTTCCGGTAGCTACTAATACTGGGCGAACTACCTTCGTTTGCAGTTCTACTACTCTGCTTATAACAGAGAAGTCAACTATGGGTGGCATTCAGCAAGCTGGTGACTACTTTGTAGACTATGAGGGTGGAGTACTCTTCTGTTACAGTGCTGGTGGATCAAGTCTTCCAGTATCTGGCGCGACTACTCTAACTTATTACCACTACGCAGCTGTTCCTGCTGTTCTCAGCAAGTATGCCTGTGTTCTAGGTAATACTACTGAACTGATCCCTGGCGACTTCCTGGTATGCACTACCGATTCCAACTGGACTCGCGTAGCAACTCCGGGGCCCGCTGCTACAACTGCGAACTTCGCAAATGTAATGGGTCAGGTTCTAGCAATCTATCAGGAGCCTCGTGACTTCCTAGATAGAGTGCGGACTGCTTATAGTTCTCTAAATACCAACGCTTCTGGCGCGATGAAGAATGCTACTGCAGCTACCTCTTCAGTTGGACTCGGCCAGTTGGATCAGATGCCAGGTAGTGCTACTGGTGGGGTTAGCGACCTAGTTCATTACGCCGGTGCGGCCGACCTAGTTGTTCTAGTTAATCTAATCAATCGATAACATCGATAACAGTCCTTAGGAGGAACTTTTTATGACTAAGCAAGTCGAAATCAAGGATGAAGTAGAGCTTCGGCGCCTGTGGGAGAATAATGGCGTTGTGGATTCACTCTCCAGAGAGCGGATTAAGATTGAGGATGCACTAAGTGTGCCTAACGCACCCCTACTGTTTCCAAAGGTCATCTCTAATATCGTCAAGGAAGCAGCCGAGCCTCTACTGATTGGTACTAGCCTACTGACTAGAATCAATTATAGCTACGGGCAGACTATTACTTTCCCCGCTGTTGGTGCGCTTTATGCAGCTGACATTGGAGAGGGCATGGAATACCCAGAGCGCAGTCTAGCGTGGGGTGGGGCGTCTGTTACTGCCAACATCGCCAAGAGCGGTGTTGCTGTAAAGATTACAGAAGAGATGATTCGATACAGTCAGTTTGATGTTATCGGCATGCATCTTCGCGCTGCTGGCCGAGCACTTGCTCGTCACAAAGAGCAGAAGATCTTTAACTACATCAGTGCAATGGGCGTAAAGGTTTTCGATAACGTCAACCCAACAAGTTCACTAAACGGTGTATGTACTGGTCGAGACATGTCAGGCAACCCAAATGGTTCTTGTACCATGGATGATGTATTTGACACATTTGCTCAAATCATCACTCAGGGATTTATGCCTAACACTCTGCTTATGCACCCTCTAACTTGGACCATGTTTGTTAAGGATGCTCAGCTTCGTGCCTTCGCACTAGCTTCTGGTGGCGGGACCTTCTTCGCTACTTGGACTGGCAACCCTGCTGGTCGGGCTCCCTGGGACAACTCAAGTCAGGGTGGACTCGGCATGGCTTCTGGCCAGAACATCGTTCCTGGACAGACTGGTGGAGGTTATTCTGGTGCTGGTGGCCAGAGTGCTCCTCACGGCCTAACTCCTTCTAGTCTACTGGATCATCCTCAGACCCTGAACAGTGCTCCGACCCTACCTAGTTATCTAGGTATGCCTTTCCGGATTATTGTTTCTCCGTTTGTTCCCTTTGATCCTCGCCGGAAGCTAACTGACATCTACATGTTTGATAGTGCTGAACTTGGTGCTCTCATTGTAGACGAGGAAATCACTACCGAGGAGTTTAATGACCCCCGCGTAGACATGATGAAGATTAAGATGCGCGAGCGTTACGGGATTGCCATCTTCTCTGAGGGCCAGGCCATTGGTAAGCTTTCTAATGTCCATGTCGTTCCCAACGAGATCGCAATGCCAGTTCAGGCTAATATCGATGTATCTGGTAACCTGGGTTCTATCGCTCCTGACACTACCCTAAACCTCTAAGCTACTATAGAAAATAGTAAATCAGCTTGACCTTGGAATAGCCTCTGGTATAAACTGGAGGCTATTCTTTTATGCAGAGTAACAGGAGTAATATATGTGGATTAGTCTCGCTGGACGGACATCGATGTGGTTCCTTGGTAAACCAAAACAGATTAAGATTAGTTTGAACTTTGTAGATCCAGGGCCAGTAGAAGTTGATTTTGATACACTGGAGCTTGAGGAACAGAAATATATACTTGTGTCCCTACAAAATGGTTCTCTTAAAACGGATGAGCCATTCCAGGATTTGCTAAAGACTTATAATAAAAAGAAACAAAAAGTGGAGGCTCCACCCGAGGTCCACGAATATCTTAAGAAGCAAAAGGTAGATAAGAGACAAGAAGAGCTATTGAAGATTAAGGCTCAAACAGAAGCTCGTGCTCAAGCAATTGTTGATCGTTGCGAGTTCTTGTCTAAGCAGAAAGTAAAAGTAATCAAATCTGAGCTAAAGAAAGAGAAGGATGTTAAGTTCTTGCGCGCATTCCTTGAGACTGAGGAAGCATCGGGTAAACGGCCATCCATTGTTATCCTTATCAAGGATCGCATTCGAGCCAATACTAAAGAAGTTGCTCTCCAGCTACATGCATCAGAGCAAACGCCGCCTATTCCTATTAAGGTTCCAGAGGCGACTTTTGGAGGAGATGTGGTAGAATCTGAAGATACAACGATCACCCTAACTTCAGAACAGTTAAAGAAGCTCGCAGAGGGTCATCGCCTAGGTGGTGAATAGTTATTGACAGCCCTTTCATCAGTTATTGATCTTGTCCACCCCACCGCTTCTGGGATAGGGGTAATCTTATCCGATACTATTTGGGTTCTCTTCGATCGTGAGATAGACGAAGGAACCGTTACCGCCGGAAACTTCTTTATTACTGGACCAGATTTTGATGTTTGGTCAGGTCCTGACTATGGCGTTCATATAGACTATGAAAGTATTGGAAGCGAAGAAGAAGTTCTTCAGTCTCCTGGATACACAGGCATAGTTCAAGGCACAATTACCTACGAGAGAATATCTCTTACTGATGACGATACAACTGTTAGTGGAACTGACTGTGCCGCAGCGGGAACCCTTTATCGGACAAAGGCTACCTTTACTCCTACTGAGAGATTAGCTGCTGATACAGAATATACCGTTTACCTTAGTGGAGACGAAGACCTTACTGATTCACTAGACACTGGCGTTTCTCTTAGAACTGTATACGATCTTTCTGCTGTTGCTGGTAATGCCTCAACCAATGAACCAGAGATTACTGGATCCTATACAGGATCAATTAACGATGTATTTAATATCGAGATTACCACTACTGGTAATGTAGGCACAGCTAGATTTGTTTACTGGAAAGACTCTGATCCTGCTGAAGTTGTTGGCCCATTAAAGACTAGGCGTGGCGGGACTCTTCTTTCTGACGGTGTTTCTATTGTATTCCCCGAGGGTGTGTATTCTGATGCAGATGTATGGACTTGTATTGTTCATCCAGCGACCACCTATTCGGGAAACCTAACCTGGACATTCCGCACTGGAAGCGGAAGTATTGCTACTGTTCCAACAACTGCTGCTACTACCGTGTTAGGGGATGCGGTTCCTAGCACTAGCTCAAGCTCATCCACTACATTTGAGGTTGATAGCACTGACCCTGCTGATGAAGATAGTCATCAAACAATACCAGCGGGTGAGTTTACTATTCAGGCTATATTCAGCGACGACATTGATTCCACTACTGTTTCTAGTGGTGTATCTGTTATTGTAACTGTTGAACCGGTGAACGGTGACCCTTCTGTTTTTGAAGCAACTACTGCTATTTCTCGCCCCACAGTTAGTGGCAATACCCTTAATATCGTCGTGGCTTCTGGAGAGATGGTTGATAATGCCCTAGTCACTATTACTCTAGATAGTGCTATTGCCTCTACTGGTGGAGAGACTCTAAGCTCTGATTACGAGTTCTGGTTCACCACTACCTATAGTCCCTATTACTGCACCCTTAGAAAGCTAAGGCTTGATGTTGGGGCCTTCATAGGCGCTGTGCCTGATGACACAATCAACCTAGCAATCTTTGAGGCCTCACTAGAGGCAGATGCTTTTACTTGGGCAACTAAGATTAATACTAACTACTTTAACTTTGTTCGTGGCAGATACACTTGTTGTAAAGCCGCCGAGATCCTTTTACTTAATGCTACTGGTGGAGCTACTAATCTAAAGTCTAAGAGACTTGGAGATCTAGCGGTTGAATACGATCCAAAGGGAGCTAATGATGCCCTTAATAGAGCACTAGCTTGTCTAGAGAAGTTTGAGATGGCTGTGCAAGCTGGTGGGTATGCAGTGCAAACTCCAGCTATGGTAGTTAAGGGCGAGCTGGATCCTGATCGTCCCCCAACTGGTAGAGGATGGAGTTCTGGTCGAGCCTCCTTACCAGCAGCAAACACAAGATACAAAGAGGCTGGATCTCGTCGTTACACAAACACCTATTTCCTCTCTAGAAGGGGGAAGACACGATATGGGAACTAACTATTGGAGAACAGGAACCCCAAGTAAAAATTATTATGGTTCAGTTACTAATACTGGAACTGAGCCAGATATGCGCCAAGAGTTTGCCAATACGCTAGACGGAAGATGGCCTGAGGTTGCTAAGGGACAAACTGGAGCTATTAGACAAATGCGCCGCACCTCATCAAGTGCTTTGATTCCGTGTGGTTGTGTCAATACTCTTACTCACGAGCCAGACAAAGATAGATGGTGTCCGATCTGCTTCGGAGAGGGTTATTTGTGGGATGAAGAGTTTGCTACCTTTTATCGGACCCTAGAAAGTTCCGAGACTGACAATGCTACAAGGGCCACACTTCTAGCGGCGGGCTTGATTAATATCCCTCTTGTAGTATTCTACATACGATACTCTACCGAGATTACTGAGAATGATAAGATTGTTATTTTGCAGTTAGAGAATGATGGCAGTGTCGTTACTCCATACAAGAGAAAAGCAATCTACAAGATCGAAGCAATTTGGGATTATCGAGCAGATGGTGGGAAACTAGAGTATTATAAAGCCTTTACGCATCTCGATCATGTGAAGTATTTAAATGCTCCGGGTTATGAGGACTTAGATTAATGTCATTCGAGTCGCGTTTAAGGACAGATATTTTAGGGACAGAGATTACGACAGAGCCAGATCGTATCAAGGTAATCGTAGAAACACAGTTTAATGAGCTAATCAGATCTTCAGAATTTAACGAAAGAATGAAGACACCTGGGAAAGCTAAAAATATTGTAGAGGCGATGGAGTTAGTCGGCGAAGCAATAGAAGATTACCAAGAGAGAACAAATAAGAATGCTGACGCTCGGGTTTTTTTTACATACCATAAGCCAGACACAGATACAAAGCTTGAAGCAATATCAGTTCATTTAATAGACAGAGAGCCTGGGGTTATGTCACGCACGTCACTGAAGGCTAGGCATGGGGCAGATAAGGTCAGAAACCTTCGACCCCTTACTAGAGAGATTACAGACGATCCAGATAATCCTGGATATAAACGAGCGATACTTGGTTACTTCTACGATAATACTATAAGACTGACTTGCTGGGCAAGAACAAATAAAGCTGCTTTAGAACGAATGATGTGGCTTGAAGAAGTGATGGAACAGTATCAGTGGTTTTTCCAGATCAGCGGTGTTAGCCGTGTTCTATATGACGGTCGTGGAGACGACGAAGTAGTTGTGACTAGTAATAACAAGATATATGGTGTAAGCATGGATTTTTTTGTGAGAACAGAACGCCTGCGAGCTATTAGTCAGAAAACACTTGAAGAGATTTACATAAAGTTCGCGTCAGAAGCCGCGTAAACTAATCTAGGAGGCAAAAGTAATGGCATTCGAAAATTTGCCTGGAGTATTCGCCAATCTAATCGATGGTAATCTAA